TGTCCTCGGGCCACGAGGCGATCGTTGAAATATGCCTGGGTAGTTGAGAGCATGATCTCATCGTGATCCCGATTGCCCTCCCAATCCTCGCAGCCGGGGCCGTAAACCCGAGCATAGGGAGACAGCCCTTCGATATCGATCCTATGCGGTCGAATACCCATCGCCTTGAGATCCTCGAGATCCTTGACGATGGGTTTGTCATCACCCGCCTCCTCAGGAATAACATCCTCCTGAGAGCGCTCGTTGACCCAGTTCTGCATCTTACGCATACCTTCGGAACCGAAGACCTCAGCAACGCCGGCTTTGTAGTTCTTGAATGCCCGGTCTACGGCAGAATATGCCGCAACAAGGCCCAGGTAACGCCGGGTCTGAATGGCGTGTCCAGAGACAATGAGCGCAGCACCACAGCTCGTGAAGAGGAGGGTTTTGCGGTATGCGAAGAGGAAGTTCTTAGCGATCTTGGCGCCGAGGATGCCCTTCGCCGAGATATAGACTCGCTTGTCCTCGACAGTCTCACTGGTGATGGTGGACCAGGCACCGAGATGCGCAGCGAGCTCCTCGTTCTCCGACGCGGCAGAGGTCTCGAGAGCTGCTGACACAACGCCGGCTCCCATAGCCACGATTCCTGAGGCAATGAGAATATGTGGCGAGTGCTTACTCAGTTTCATCCCGACCTGTGAGAAGATGCGGGTTACGGTTGAAGTATTCATGGTTCTCCTTAGTTCTTGATCTTGCCGTCTTTGACAAACTTCTTGAAAATGGCGACTACTTGCGCGTCATTCATCTTATCGACACGTTTTTGCCAATGTTGTCCGTAAAGCTCACGAAGCTTCTGCTTCATCTCAAAAATAGTCATCAGATCTTCACAGGCCTTTCAAGGTCGAGGATGTATCCGTCACGAACACGGCGGACCTGAGCCGTAGCGAGCGTTCTCCACCCCCAGTTCTCGTCCACATGAGTTGAGGTGATCCCAGCGAGGTCAAGTAGATCACCGACGGTTGCAATGTCGAAGTTCTTAATCTGATCATTGAGCCGATCCAGGACCTCATAGGCCTCAACACGGCTGGTAAACACAATCTCGCCAAAGTCGTGGCTTCGTCGAGCCTCTCGCGACAGTTCTCGGCGGTCACCAGGACCATCGTCAGGAGGTGTGATTCGAGATCCTGAGCTATAGACTCGATTGTAGGGTGTGTAGCCGCGCGTAGAGATCCGAGAACTCGACATGGGGCGCCCTCGAGATTCTCCATAAAGTGCTCGCTCGATCGCGTTTGTAACCACATCTGAAATGAGGGATTTCGCGGTTGGGATAACAACGTCTTCGAGCAGGAAGCTACCAATTGATCGGGCGTCATCTGCGATAAATGCGCTTTTGACACGACGGATGATGGAAGGCTTCCGCTGAACAGCTGAATTGGTGACGGGTTGTAGTTTCTGCTTCCCTGGGTCAGAGGTTTCATCTTTCTTAGGCTCCTGGTTGGAGGGGAAGCTATCGCGAGTGGGAATATCGCTCATGTGTGGTCTCCTTAAAACGAAAGACCTATCCACCGTGTTAGGATGGATAGGAAATGGTCACTTGGACTCGTCTTCTTCAGACTCGTCATGGAGGTTGTTCTTGACGTTTGTCACGATATCGCGAATCATGCGGTAGTTGGTGTTCACGAACCGGTCGGTAACCGTCTCAGAGACGACAAAAGAAATCGCGTAGCGACCGACCGCAAATGCAATTTTCGCAGGGATTTTTGCAGGTGCGGGAACGATGGCGACGAGAGTCTTACTGACGACTGAATCGACGGCCCACCAGATCGGGAGACCAACGAGGCCTTTGATAGCGGTCTCGGGAGTCATGTCAATGTTGTTGTCCATGGTGGTGTCCTTTCAAATATGAGTATGGGGTGGTCATTATGGAGTGTGTATTTGCCGCGGGGCCCGTCGATCTCAACGAGCCCCATCAGCAAATATGATCACTCGCCCATGAGCTCCTTGCGAACCTCCTCGGTCAGGAGCCCACTATCAAGCATCTTCTTCTGAGACTCATTGAGCTCGGCGGAGATTCCCGACGGCATGATCTCGTTGAAGAACGTCTCCATAGAGGACTGATTCTCGAGAAGATCAAAGAGGAGGTCCTCGAATGCTTTGGACTGGGCAAAGGCCTCGGTCTGCTCCGCATTCTTGACGAAACGACGACCGTCCTCAGACTTCTTACCATACGCACCGAGCAGGAAGCTCTTGAAGAACGAATAGATCTTGAAGTTGTCGCCCTCTCGCATCAGATTAACGAGATGGTTTCGAAGACCTCCCTTAACGGAAATCTCCTGCTCGAGAATCTCACTCTTCGAGTAGTGGAAATAAGCGATCTCCACATACTTGTTACCGTCGAAGTCCTCGGCTACGATCTCTCGCTTGAGCATGGTGTCTACCTTTCTGTTGTGTGTAAAAATGAAAGACCCATCCACCGTGTTAGGGCAGATGGGTGTGGTTCACTCTTCCTCTGAAGAGGTCTCCGGCTTGGCTTCAACAATCGTGGTCACGAGATTGCCGTCGGTGTCCTCCGTAGTGGTGATTTCGACAGAGTCGTCCTCGATGGCCTCAAGAATCTTCTCCTTGGGCGCAAGAGCAACCGCTACAGCACCAGCAGCAAGAGCAACCCCGCCCCAAACGAGGAGGGGGTGATTTGCAGTGAATGTTGTAACAGCGCTCAGCGCCCGGGATGCGAAGTTGGGCTTCGGGGAGTCCTCGTCGATGGCGTTTACGGTGGCGGGCTCGACAACGACCTCGGGCTGAGTTGTGTCAGACATTGGAGTGTCCTTTCTGTGGTAGGTGGTCATTATGGCAAATGTTTTCCTCGCGGTTTAACCGACTTTCCACCAGTCGGCAGTAGGCTCCTCCTTGAATCGAATACCCACAGCGGGGCGTCCGTCCGGCGTCAACAGACCCATATAGTCCACCTCGCACTTGGAGTGGATGGTCCAACCAAGCTGATCACCCATGGCATTCTGCTCGAGCTGGACAAGACTATAGAAGTCATTAAGACTTACCGGATTTCCTTGGATGAGATCGAAGTTGATATCGTTAACAGCCTTCTTGATGTCCTCAAGAGTGCTGTCGAAATACCTGCCGGAATATGTGTCGTAGCACAGGAATTTACCGTCTCCGACGACGAAGGTTTCCTTAGCGGGTCCTTGATAGACCTTACCCTCTCGCTGCTTCCGAGCCAGGAGCTGGTCGCTTTCCTCGAGGGTCGCTTCGTCCGTAAGGTTCCGGATGTCCTCTCGGTAGTGGGTCACAGCCTCCGCAGCCAGCGAATATGCAGCCGCAAGAGCGGCGCGACGACGAGCTGATACAACGTTCGCCGCAACGATACACGAAATGGTCGCAGCGCCCAGCACAGCCGCTGGAATGTAAAGCTTCCAGGTAGCGCGTACCTTATCGCGGAGGGTTGCCTCTTCCGGGAGATCATGTAGGCAATCCCGGACGGGCACGGCCGCATGATACGCTGCGACGGAAGTTCCGACCACGCCAGCCACTGCGAATCCTGTGAGGATATGTGGGGCGTTTCGATTGAGAACAGTGAGAGCTGGACGTATGGTTTTCTGGATGGTGTTGACATTCATGGTTCTCCTTTGGTGGTGTCGTAAAATGAGACCCTATGCTCTATGTGGAACAGCTAGAGCATAGGGTTTTTCTCACATCCTCGTGGTGCTTTCTATATGGGCTCCTTTCGGAAATGGTGGTCATTATGAGTCGTGTTTTTCTCGCGGTGTAGACGTTTCGTGGGTTCCAACGATTGTCGCCAAAACAATCATGATGATCGTGACCCAAACAGCCACTACCATTAACACTCCAAAATACGCGTTAGGCGCCGCGTTCCACATGATGGGTGCAGTAACCAACATCGAGAGAAGGCCCATGACAATGATGTAGGTGTAGAGAACTGCAACTAAGGGTTTCATGGTTGTCACTTTCCTTTAGAATAACCGATAGCGTCGAAGAATAGGATGAGTAGAATGGTGGTGAAGAACCAAATGGCGACTACCTTACCGAATATACCGAAGACACTATGGAATAGAATCCCATAGACGAGTAGCCCATACATCCCTAGGATGAGGGATACTCCGAGCCATCCGGCGATGTCCCTATACATGGTAGCTCCTTTCAAAACTCTATCCGCCGGGTTAGGGCAGATAGAGATCGATCACTTGTGGGTCGGTTTGCACTGGCAGAACTTGCTTGTCTTGAGACTCTTGGGAGCCTCAGGCACGTTGGCAAGAACTACGCTTTCAGTCTGGAGCTTACGATTTGCAATCATACTTTTCATCGTACGGTCCAAGACGCGGTTGACGTAGAACTTACCGACGATGCCGACAGCAAGGCCAAAAGCAGTGGCGACAATCTTGGGGTTCATGGGAGTGTCCTTTCAGATAGGTGGTCATTATACATCATGTTAATTTCGCGATCTGAAAATCCACCCCGGGAATTTTTGGGTTTTTGAAAACCTGATGGCCCGCGTCAAAGCCCTATACGCTATGGTGTGAATATAACGTACAGGGCTTTGAGCGGTTCATGGTCAGATGCGAATCTTCGACACGAACCCTACGGCCTTCGAAACGACGGGATGAAGCTGCTCGTAATTCAAGATAAGCAGAATCCCGCTCACCGAAGCACAGGCCGATAAGACAGCATCCGGACTCGGAATCCACCTCTTCTTCTGGTTGAGGGAATGGAGAGTCTTGATGTCGTCTAGGACGGCCTTGTACTCGGGTGAGCCAGGAAGATGCTCCTCAAGCATATACTTAAGAGCTTCCTCTTCGGCGACTTCGGAAAGCGAAGGGGTTTTGTCAAACATGGCGGGTCCTTTCGTGAGTGGGGCTCATTAAACGCCAAGTTTTTATCGCGTCTCGGTCTCCATTCGACGGACGTCCAGAGTCATAGTGCCTCGACGGAGAACATCCTCGGTGGGCGTCTCGATCTTGGCGTATGTCTCGTTCTCGGGAGTCACATGGAGCACCCCGTCCTTAGGCGGCTCGTAGTTCTTGCTCGAGAGACCGAGCAGAGCACCCAGGAAGGTGTCGATCGCGGTGATCGTAGCGGCGACCTCAGTCGAGGCGGGAAGCCCCCAGATCTGCGCTACGGTCAGATAGAGAGTAGCGATAGCGGGCAGGACGATGAGAGTTACAAACTTCAGTCGGTCATACCACTCATTACTTAGAGTCATTCTCTCTCCTAAATGCTGCGGCCTTAGACTTTCTTCGGAAATCTCTAGTGATCTCCATTGGAGTGGAGCGCTTGATCGGCAACTCCTTTACCTCTTCAAACAGCTTCTCGGCGAGGCCGTTTCCACCGAATGCCGAATATGGCTTGATGAGGTATTTGACGAGATCATCATATTCATCTTTGAGAATATAACCACGATCTAAGTATATCATACATAGATTCACGATACGATCGTGAGCGAGCCCCAGCATGAGTTGGGTCTGGGCGTCATGTCGGGCTGAACGAGCCTGAATAAACGCCCAGAAACCACTACTCGCTAGAACTGAAGCCGAAATCGTGATAACGAGCTCCAGTGCATGCGGCACGGATACCTCCTACGTGTATGGGACCACCAAGGGATATGATCCTACCGCTCAGGCTTCGGGATCAGCCGATTGCGAATACCGGACGGACGCCGTGGGTCTCATTCTGGACACCGTCCCCTGAGAACCGGACGGTCGAGGCTCCTCCGATGTTACTAGCTTCGGCCCCATAAACGCTGTATGTGTTAATATAGGTCTGATCCCGAAGCCAGAAATCAGAATCTCCAGGATTCCAACCCATAGCGAATAGCTGAAGCTGCCGACTAGAGACTTCATGCAGTCCGTCAGAACCGATCCCCGAAGCAGCCGCGACTCGAGTCCCGTAAATCATAATCTCATTAGGAATGATATACTTAACCCGGAGGTCGATAGACTTCGACTTGATCGTCGGTGAAACGAACCCGCCACCCTCATTCATCTGAGACTGATATGAATCCACGTGTGTCCGGACGGTATTACTATCAAACACGCGAATCACATAGTCATTACAACCGTTGATGTTCTGCCAGACCTTAGATCCCCAGAACGAGTTGGTCGATGAGGCGGTCGTATCGTACATCTGCTGTCTATACAGAGGACGATCCGGCATAACGACGATGTGTGGCGTAGTCAAAGCGTTGTTTACATTCCAATAGTTGAAATCAACAATACGCCAAGCCATGTTGTCGTTGAACCAATAATCGCCCAGCCAGAGACCTTCAAACGTTCCTGATGTGATCGCCTTATGCTGATCGGACGTGATCCGCACACCTAGATTTCGGCCTCGAATGATATTCTTATGCATATCGGGGCTCCCGGTCAGGAGCGCGAATACGAGATCGTCAGCAAGGATCGTCTTGGTGCCTCGATCACCGTCGGTAATGAAGACATCATTAGATCTGACAGTCTTAACCCTTGCGAAATCCTTAATCTTCATAATCGACCTTTCTCAACCAACACAGACGCACGCCATGTACCACGAGGTGCCGTTTGAGTTGATGCTGTTAGAAATTCGCTTTTGGCAATCGACCGCCAACCAGCTAGTCGCGAGCACAGGATCACTCAGAAGCTTGAAGCGATCGCGAGGGAGAAGCTCTGCGGAGGTGTCGCCGTTCGTATCATAAATACGATCCGGATCGATCTTGAACAGACGGTACTGAATATTCCCGTTCTGAGGATGAGAGTTGGACCCGACCAGCGAGCTCATGGAAACCGCTCGGTTTCCAAAGACCTCAGCCTCGTTTGGGAGGAACACGCTGACCATCTTCTCGGGCGCTGAACCTATAGTACCATTGCCCACAGAAGCTGAATTGTGCTTATAGATCCCTACGATCGCAGCGCCATCAGTCCACCAGTGATCGATACAGGTACTCTGAATATCAGAAGCACCAGTGAGGGCGAAATTACTACCCCAATAGCCGTTAGAGTTGGTTGGCGAAGAATACATCGCACCGCGAGTGGTTCCACTCGTGCAGCAGAGAACCATGTGGTTTCTCGTCACGCGACCGGGCTGCTTGTAGTAATTGAAGTCGACAATATACCACTTGCGATTATTCTTGTCCGTATACCAGTCTCCAATTACCGGAGGTTTCCAAAGCGAATCAACCCCCGTTGGCTTATACTCGTAGTTGCAGCCTGCTCGAACCCAAGCGATATCAGCTTGTGGAATTGCTCCCGTAGGGTGTTGAGCATCGGCGTTCCGACCCCAGGTAGCACCACCGTTAGGATAAGGGTTGGTCGCCATGAACGGGTTGACTACCAGAGACAGCAGTTCGAGCTTAGACAGCTGGTTCAGGATAATACCCAAACCCTTACCCGGAGCGCCAGTAGGACCCTTTTCTCCCTGAGGACCTGGAGGACCGGCAGGTCCCTGAGGACCGATAGGACCAGCTTCGCCCATGGGTCCCTGAGGACCGATAGGACCAGCTTCGCCCGTGGGGCCCGGGAGTCCGTTGGGTCCGGCGTCGCCTCGAGGGCCCTTTTCTCCCGGAGAACCCTTATCGCCGGTTGGTCCCTTAGGACCCTTATCGCCGGTTGGTCCCTTAGGACCGGGAGTACCACCTCCACCAGCGCCTCCAGGACCAGGAGGTCCCTGAGGTCCAGCAGGACCACGTTCGCCCTGATCACCCTTTGGACCACGTTCGCCCTGATCACCCTTTGGACCACGTTCGCCCGGAGCTCCATTCCGTCCAGGCTCACCTTTGGGTCCCGGAGGTCCCTGCTTACCCTCGATACCACCGCCGACGTCACTGATGACGTAGCGCTTAAGGTCCTCCATATATAGAGTGTTTGTACCTGTATCGGTATCGACCACAAGAGCGTCCGCAGGGGACGTGTTGACTCGGTCGGGATACTTGCCATTCCACCGAGTAGGCTTAATATCAGGCATCGATTACCCCTTACTGCAACTTGTAGACTCGTCGACCAATAACCGGAGAGCCCATAGAATCAAACAGTGTGAGACCGTTATTATCTTCGATGGTATCGTAGATAAGGCGCTCGTCGTCTGAGCCCTCGCCGAGAAGCTCCCTCATTCGGTCGATCTGCATCTGAAGCTTTGCCGCCTGGTTACCAGACAGCTTGTCTTCCATGTAGAGAACCCACTCGTCATACTTCTGCTTGAAGCTAGCGAATAGGTCCCTCTTCGCGTCGTCCGTCACCTTCTGAGCATCTGTGAACCAGTGCTCCCAGGAAGAACGCCACTCGTCGACCAGCGTATCGATCTGCAAAGTCTGGAGCGGCCCTGTGATGAACGGACAGGACGACGTCCCTCGGTTGTTAACGATCGACCATGCGTAGATGTTAGGAACACCTCGGGTCACTCGAACATATGCGAGTGGGAACTGCCCCTTAATGTTTGAGTTATACAGAGCGGGTCTCTGCGGACTCTTAGACGGGGCTCCCTTAATCGCCTTGAACTCGGATCGTCGGACCGTCGGGTTCTTGTCGACCTCAATAACGATGGCGTCAATACGATCATAAAGCGTATCCGGACCGTCGAGATTCAGTCGGAAGTCCTCACTATTATCGATCCACGTATCCATAAACCAGGCTCGCCCCGGCTTGATGGTTACGAACGATCCCGTGGTAGCATTATTTCGTCCCGCGGAAACCTCGAGGGCTTGACCGACGTTGAGGAAGATACCATTGGTAATGATCCCCCGAAAAAGCGATCCGAACTGATCCGCGGAGTATTTTCGGTCCCCATTCGTGGAACTATAAAAACCATAAGTAACAGCCATAGTTACCCCTCTTGATTGTAGTAAGTTTCGAATGTGGGGTATTCATTCCAACCCTCATCAGGGGTGTATGAACGAATATACTCAGTCACTCGACCGACACTCATGATTCCCAGTCGGTTCTGGATTTGGACGACGTCTCCCATTTTGAAGTCCTCGCCAAACTTCCACTGAGAAGTGGGGACTAGCTCGCCATCGTAGACACTTGTTACGGTGTGATCGACCAACTTCTCTCGTCCACGCTGCTCGAGCATGGCGAGATACTCTTGGGCGGAGATAATCTTGTTATCCGCATCCTTACTCTGAATATCTCGAGCATCGATGAACACCTCTTTTCGACGCCATCCAGAGTTAGTCCTAGCCTGGAAGATCGCAGGGGTTCCCTTTCGGTCTGCCCAACGACCTTTTCGGTCTTTACCCTCACCTTCACCAGCGACATACGCGATAGTCTTCTCTTTCTCCGCCGACGTCAGATACTTAGTCTTCCTAAGATTATCGTAGTCAGGCGAGAAGATCACATACGGATTCTTTTGCTGGTCGAAATGCCTCTCAACCCCCCAATAAAGCTGGAATTGATATCGCTCCATACGAGGAAAGGTTGGACGATATGGCATTCGATATCCGACATGTCGTTCTTGACATAGCTTTTGGATAAGCTCGAGGCAGTTATCGCCGGTATACTGAGCGCTGATCTTTCCGCCTTGATCGGCCGGCATGTTTTCAGGCCAGATCCAAGTCAGCTCGTTCATCTTACGGGCGGAATTCTGAGGATTCAAGACGTTCTGATTCAGAATACCAAAGATGACGTTCATGAAGCTGTAATTGACGATCATCGTCGTTGGAATGATCCGACGGTCTAGAAGCGAGTCATACGTCCGCCCTTTAAGCGTCACATAATCGCCCTGATCCTCGTCCGTGGTCATCTCGATCGATTCGATGAGCATGTAGTCGCCGGATGCAGGGAAATAAATCCCATCGTGATGTTCGATGGGACCCTTCATAGCCTCGTCGGCCGGAATCTTCAACTCGAAGTCCCCGCATTTGTTGTATCGAACCGTCCAAATTGCGGAGCTAATCTTGTCGATGACACGTTTGGTATTCATGTCATAATCCACGAGAAATACGTGCATATTATACTCCAGAATATCGAACTTCGACCTCGAGTGAGACCAGCATATTGTCTCGACCCTCTTTGGCTTGGAAATACATAACGTTCCGTCCAGGGCGGATGGTAAGCCAATCATTATTCAGCGGAATGCACTGGATAATATTAATCTCATTCCATGTTCCGGCCCTGCGAAGCGTAACGTGTTTGTTTCCCTGCTGCGAGGTGATCGTTACGACGTCGCCTTTATCGAGTTGTGTCTTTTGACCAATACGATCGAAGTATTTGGTGTCGACATAGAACTTTTCAGCAGTAAATCGATTCCAAATAGAGAAGTCCTTAACCGTTCCGGTCGCAGCGACCGTGATGGTTACGCCGGTTTCTGCGTCGCCAGAATAATCGATAAGAGTCTCAGACTCTGACTTTCGTTTAGAGATCTCGATCGTCGGACTAGTCGGTGTCGGGTCTTGAAACTCGAACTCCATATTCGGCTCGTCGAGCTGGAAAGGAAATACCTCATAGCGGCTAGAGCCGAGACCGTGAAAGAACGGATCGGGACAGATGATCGAAATAGCGACCTCTTCCTTCTCCGTAAATATAACCGGATCTATGGATTCAACCCAACCATTGATGCAAAGATGCCGATAATCAGTGTGGAACTCGAGTTTGACTTCGCGACTCGGCTGAAAAATGCGATAGAGCTTATGACGAGCGCGCTCCACGTCGGGTTGGGTCAGGAGACCCAGGGTGAGCGAGATGTTTCGCCCGCCCACCCTAGCGCCATTAAAAGCATCGCCGTCATTGGAAGCGATCGATGATGTATGAATGGTGGCTTTAGCGGGCCCAATACCGTCGACATTGAGCACCGCTATACCATCTTCATAAGGATCGTTCAGTGTAAGCTCCAATCGCTCTTCCGCGTAGGAAACAACAGCGATGGACTTAATCACCGTTCAAGAACCCCCTTAGCCATTGACAGCTGATTCTTCGTCTGGCGATAAATCTCTGTCGGAGACAACGCCTTCGGAGATGTGTTGTTCTGAATGAACTGAATCTGCGTGGGCTTCTGCACCCGTTTTTGCTCCTCTTCCAGAGCAAGTTGCTTGCGCATGATCTCGTTGAGCATGTAGGTCGTGACGAGACGTCCGCCGCCATCGCGAATCCCCCATCCTGCGAGATCCCGGTGACGTTCCTCGAACGAGCGCCACCCCTCAAGGCTGACCCCCGCCTTAAACATTCCGGAAGTATTCGAAAGAGCCTTACGAACACCCTTCATGTTCAGAACAGGTTTGATCTGGGGTCGAGCCAAGACCATCTCGTTGAGCTTCTGCTCTTCGACGGCCTTCTGGAAGGACTTGATCGACTTGATCGCCAACGTACGTGTAGACTTCTCGGCATGAGGCGTATTGTTGTTCACACCTACGATGAAACCCTCAACCACATGCTTACCGACCTTCTTGAACTCTCGAGAAGGAGATTTAATCCCGAGAGCCCATTTGGCGGCTGCAAGAGCACCTTGAGCCATGCTGGACGCTGTATCCTTAACGGACTGGATACCATTGTTAATAGCATTCTTAGTTCCGTCAATGATCGCTTGACCGATACCCTTAGCCTTCTCCTTGACTTCAGAGACCTGTTCCTGAAGCGCGAGCTTCCCCTGGTGGATGAACTCCTTAATCAGGTCTCGGATAGCCTTTCGGAGGGCTGGTCCGTTATCATGCAGCGCCTGAGTCATGGCGTTGATGAAGTCGATAACCAGCTTCCAACCAGCGTCAACAATCTCGGGGAGCCTTTCACGAACAGCCCCAATGAAGTTGAGCACAATATCAATCGCGATGTTGGTGGCTTCACCAACGTGATCCCGCATAGCGCGAAGGAAGGCCAGAATAATCGTCCAACCAGTATCGATGATGTTTGGGATACACGTCTTAGCCGCTTCACAAAGACAATTGATAATTGTGATGGCAAGCTCGGTGAACTTGGGCAGGAGCTCAATGCCCGCATCAATCATCGAGCCGATGATCGTTACGAAGTTCGCCTTGATCGTCTCGACATTGTTCGCGAGAGTCGTCGTGAAGTTGACAAATGCCTCGGCGAGGGTTGTTCCAAACTTCGGAATTGATTCTGCCAGAGCATCCAGTGTTGCCTTAAGAGCATCGAGTCCGACGGTCCCAACAGCGACCAGCGTACCCAACCCAGCGGCAAACAGAAACACACCAGTTCCCGCTAAAGCCACAGCCAAACCGATGGCTGTAATAGCCGCGGCAAGACCGAGAAGCGGAAGCACCACAGGGGTCACTGCGTATCCAGCAATCACGAAGACAGCTAGAGTGCCCGCGAGCATCGCAAGACCTTTAGCGATCTCCCCCCAAGACAGCTTGCTAAAGCCCATGAGGACTGGATAGAGTCCCATGAGAGCCGCAGCAACCACACCAAGGGCAATCGCGCCAGGGAGAGCAAACGTCATGGCCGTAACGCCCGCAGCGAGAATCAACAGAGTCCCGCCGAGCATCACCATGGATTTACCAATCTCGCTCCACGACATCTTCCCCCACTTCTCCATAACTCCGCCGATAACCTTCAGGCCGTAGGCGGCCACGACAAGTCCGGCAGCGGCAAGAAGTCCGGTGGGTGGGACGAGCGCCATGAATGCTCCGACAGCTGCCAGAGCAACACCCATAGAAATAAGACCCTTAGCAAGAGTCTTCCAGTTCTGCTTCCCGAGATCTATAACGACATCGGAAATTCTCTCGATAGCCATCGCGATGATGAACAACCCAGCAGCGCTTAGAAGGCTGCTAGCGCCTCCTGAGAAATGCGAGAAGGCTGCGACAGCTGCGAGAATGACTACAACCGAACCGAGACCTTTAGCCAGTTCCTTCCATCGAGTCTCGCCGAGCTTCTTGATCGGCTTAACGAGCATATCGATAGCGAAGGCGATAGCAACGATGGCCAAAGCTCCTCGAATTGTCGATCCGGTGCCGGCGAACTTCATAGCGAGCACGATCGCCGCCAGAAGAACAAGAACCGCACCGAGACCCTTAAGAAGCTTCTTCCAGTCGATCTCCCCCAAGCGTTCAACCGCACCAACCAACATCCTAATCGCGAACGCAATAAGGATCATAGCCGCCGCGGCTTTAAGAGAGGATCCATTATCTGAGTCCATGAACTTCATAGCGAGCGTGATGCCCGCAAGAAGCGCGATTGTAGCACCAAGACCCTTAAGAAGACCCTTCCACTCGATCTTGCTTAGCTTTTCCACAGCACTCGAGAGGACCCGAATGGCGAAAGCGATAAGCACCAAAGCCGCTGTAGCCTTGATAATATCGGTGGTACTCTTAGTATCAACAATACTCGTGAACATAGCAAGTGATGCGCCAAGCTGACCCATCATCACGGAAATAGCACCGGTGGCCTTCAGAAGCGAAGACGCCGGAATCCGAGAAATGGTATACACACAAGCGGTCAAGATACCGATAGCGACAGCGATCGTCATGAGCTGAGCGACCTTGAGGGTGCTCTGCATCTCTTTAAGGGAGTCTGTCAGAGCTGAGAAGGCATCCTTGATGCGTGTGATCAAACCGGGAGAATCATCTCCACCCTTCTTGAACTTCTCGATGATGCCCTGGACGCCACCCATGACGTCGGAGAACTTCTTGAGCGCTCCGAGACCACCAACGGTGAGAAGACTCTTCAAGATATCATCCAGAGACATTCCGCTGGCAATCTTACCGATAACCTCGAAGACCTTATCAAAGGCGGACTTGATGTATGGGGCAACCTTCCGGACGGCCTTAAGAAGTCCCTCGAACGCGGCCTTAAGTTTCTCAAGCACGAACTTGGCGCCCTCGCCGGATTTCTGGGCGACGGTTAACGCCTGATCGTATCGAGTGAATACTCCGAGAACCTTGGCGATGGCATCCTTGACCCCAGACATAGAGTCTTTGAAACCTTCCCAGGCGGACTTAAGTCCCTCGACAAGGTGAATTGACTTAGCCCAGTCTCCGATAGCCTTAACTACACCGCTTACGAACGAGATAATGGATCGGATAACGCCTGAGACGATGTCTCCGAAACCCTCGATAAAGCGCTGGAGACGTCCTGAACCGGTGAGGAACTGATCGAGGCGTACCGCAAGATCCCCGAGCTTTGCCGAGAATGACAGTACCCCGCCGGCACCGGATCCGAAAGCCGAGAATATCTTCCCGAAGACCACACCAACAGACTTTACAATCGTCACACCGATATGAAGAATCGAGAATACACCCTTGAAGGCTCGGGCGATCTTATCAATGGTTCCTTGACTAGGAACTAGCTTCTGGATAAAAGTCGAGAAGCCGTGAGTCATCTTAAGAAGGGTTTGCGCCGTCATCGGAGGAAATACCTGTTGCCAGGCTTTACCAATGGCTGAGAAGAGTGGAACAATCCCCTTGACGGTGTTTATCAGAGCATTAATAACTTCGGTTCGTCCACCAAGATCCTTCCATCCCTGGAGCATCTGGTTTCGAGCATTGGCCATTCCCGAAAGCGTGCCAGTGATGGCATTTCCAACGGTTGTCCAAAGCTGGGAGGCCTCTTCGAAGTCGCCGAGAAGGATCTGCCAAGTCTCCGCCCAGCCTGAACCCATCTCTTCCTTGACCACATCGACCAACTGAGAGAACGTCTTGATCTTAGTGGCGGCGTCCATACCAGTCTTGGCAAGCTCTTGGATCTGGGCGATTTCCTCATCAGTGTAGCCCATGGTCCGGAGCTGCTCTTCGTTATATTCGCCAGCCATCTGAGACAGAGTCTCGAGCATGATGGAGGAGTCAAGCCATCCCTTGGACAGAGATGCTCGGAAAGAGCCTTCCTTCGCAATCAATTCGTCGACGTGAACACCGTGTGCCCTTGCAGTTCGCTTGAGTGCGTTCTGGAACTGCTCGCCACCCATACCGGCATTCTCAACAGACATCCAGTCCTGAAGCTTAACCGTTCCGGAGGAAATGGCCTGCGACATCTGGAACATCGCTCGAGATGCCTCTTGCGAGTTGACGCCAGCAACGGCTGCGAACTGAGAAAGACCTTTAATGGCCGCGGTAGAGTCTTTAAGCCCAACACCGGCTGCGGTGAACAGCGAAGCATTCTTCGTCATGTCTGAGAACGAATAAATCGTCTGGTCCGCATACGTGTTAAGTTCTTTCAGAGCCGCGTTAACGGTCTGAATAGACTCACCTTTAGACTTGGTGTTGTTGAGAATAGTCTGAACTGAGTTTAGACCCTGCTCATACTCGGCAAAGCCGTCCTTCATAGGTTTGAACGACAGCGAATTAAGAGCGTTTCCGACCTTTGAGGCGATAGTCGTCGCGATATTACCCAGCGCGGTACCCGCCGCAATAGCTAGGGTGGAGAACCCGCTGCTAGCACGCTCAATACCGCTAAGAATTGGATTGAAGTTGACCTTGTTGATGGCTCCAGAGACCTCGGCCATGCCTTGCCCGGCGCCCTTAAGGTTCAGCTTCTGCTTAAGTCGGTCGAGAAGACCTAGGGACTTGTTGACGTTGTTGGAGAACTGGTCAGCGTTGAACTTCAGCGATACAATTCGCTCATCGATACTAGCCATTCTTCAAAGCCCCCTCTACATCTCGTAGTATTTGTTCGAAAATGGGTCGCAACGCCGGGTTGATATAATCAACGCCCCGGACGTAGCCGCCGGTACGGGTTCCGTGGCCGTACTGAAGACCAACAGCCACATTGAACCCGTTTACGATATGGTCATTCTTCCAAACAATCTCGGCACTCTTACCTTTACGTTTGACTTCATATGACCATGAGCCGGCAGTTCTGCCGGAGGCAACCGGAGTAGCTTTAGACAGCGCGTTCACGCCCTTACCCCCGGCGGCGTCAAGAACCTTCAGGTACTTTCCATCGCGGAGTCCTTTCAACCAGGACTCAGTTCGAGAGTAGTCTCCAGTAGAGCTGAACGTAAAATCCATCCGATTGCCTCCTGACTACCATTTTGACGTTTACGGCTGCTCGGCCCGATCGAGCATCGAGTTGACTCGAGCGTTGGTGTCGGGTCCGTAGACACCATCGACATCAGCGCCTACAGCGGCCTGAACGGCCTCGACAGTGGCATCGTGAGCCTCTTCCGATGCATCGCCCCAGATTCCGTCCTGGTCGGTACCCACAACGCTCTGGGTGAACTGAACTCCATACGGGAACGTTCGACCGCCCCACGATGAGGCAGCGGCAAGAGCATGGCACCGAGCACGGGTGTTGGGACCCGCTACGTTGTCAGGAACAGCTCGAACCGCCTGCTGAAGGGCACGGATGTCGGCGGGACCGGAAGCGGGAGCGCTAGAGCCGCCCGCTGAATCGGAATACGCCGGGCGAATCACACATGCGATCGAATCGCTGCGAACTCGACGCCAGACGCCGTTACCCGCAGACTGCGAGCCGTATGCTCCAGAAGAGGTGTTACCCTCGAGGGTCTGAAGGACTCCACCGCCCAGGTTCTTCTCAACAAACCCGACGTGGTCCGTGCCGCCGCCATCCCAGTTGAAGATGACGATGTCTCCCGGCTCAGCATCGTAAACCGATACGAAGTAGGACTCAGGGTGCTGCCGGACCTTATTAATGGTGTAGTCGGTATTGAAGGAGAAACCTCCGATGGTATCAATCTGCCCACACTCGTCGAGGCACATTGAGACAAACAGCATACACCACCAGATGCTGTCCGAAGGTCCAGCCAACCAAGTCTGCCCGGTCTTGTTGGCCCAGTAGCGTCCGGCTTCTGAACCGGGCTCCGGATCATTAGGGGCGTAGTATCCAATTCGTGAAGCGGCTCGTGCGAGAACCTGCTGTGCAACGCTCACTGCATCACCTCGGTAGTCTGGGACACGTTGATGTCCTTATCCTCCATGGGGTCGGTACCGATGTGTACCTGAGGCGCAAAGGCCTCCTCGGGGAACTCTTCTGTAGAATTCATACCCTAACCTTTCGTTCCGAACATTGCTCTACGACGCTCATTCTCGGCACGATAATCTCTGACGACTTCGTCCTGAGGTCGCTTTGGAGCATTGGGATTGGCCTGCTCGTTCTTGATGTTGTTGATCCGGATAAGCATAAGTAGTCTATTGATGTTCCAAGTCTCACAGGAGAAAGGAATATCGAGAGCGACAAGCCAATAGTAGATCAACTCAGTTGTGGTTAGTTCGGGGCTCTCTTTTTCTTTACCGGAATGAGAGTTGATTGTTGAGGCGGTCCTCGAATCAGACATATAATCAAAGACCTGTTCTATATGTTTGGGGGTTAACCCGAGAATTAGGTCGTCTGAGATATCGCCATCTAAAGACATGCAGCGGATGTAGTGAATAACCTCATCCATGGTTTTGGGAGGATAGTGTAGGAAGGCCCTCTTCCATTCCGACTCCCATTTTGACATAGCCAAAAGGCTATGCTCGAGGTGGATAGTCCCGCCGCCTCGGTCCTCAAAAGTTTCAGTCTCTTCATTGTAGAATTCGATTGAATCTATTGTCAACGTAAGCACGGGACTATCCTAATCTAAATCACAGACCAACCTGACCGGTGATACCAAGCGTTGCGAAGACCTCGTCGGGGAGGAGGAGCTTCGAATCCTCGGAAGCGGTTCCGTAGATCTTGTCGGTGATCTTCTTGAGATCTGAAGCCTGGAACTCAGACGCGAGAAGCGTAATCGATGAGACCGGGTTGAAACCGGCGAGAGGAACCGGTGTGGACTTGGCCTCCCACGAGAACGCAATAGGCTCCGGAGAGTCATTGATGGTCTCATAGCCCTTCTCAGAAGGGGCGGCCAGAAGACCGTAGACCAGGTGGATCTTGTAGTCCGCATCCTGACCATCGGTGTCGTTACCGACCTTGGTTCGGTAAGACATGGCGAAAGACGCGCGCTCCTGCTGGCCGACCTGGACACCCTTCTTAGGGATCGCAACGCCGTCGCAAGCCAGGAACTCGTCCGGATAGGTGAACGCCTCAATCGTGGCGGCGAACTCCTCAGCGGAAACCATGTTCAGGTACGCGATGTTGTCCGCGTACTTCTTGTTACCCTCAGCGCCTGAAGGCTTCTCGGTGACCTTGGTAAGGCCGTTCCAAGCGACGCCCTTTCCGTAGGACTTCTTGGACTTGTCCCAGACAAACAGGACGCCATGGTCGACACCGGACTCATACCGGTGCTCCCCAATCTTGTCCCACTCGATGACTGCCATTCTATCTCCTAGTAATAGAGTCTGAAAACTTGATGGTAGAGACCGTTGGCGACGAACATTCGGTCTGTAGTGCACCCTGGAAGATCTGCGATCTTGTCGGGAAGCGGGTCATCGGGATTTCTGTATATAACAGTAACCGAGTACCGCTTGACGTGGCGATACGGAATATTATCCGCATGGCGAGTATTACGATCCTCCAACTCGTAAACTGTGTAGGGAACTGATCCAGCCAAACGGGGAGGTGCTTGAAAATAGACCTCTTTACTGTCCGCAGTTTCCTCTAAGAGTTTTTGGAGGTCAGTACGAAGGCCCATTATATAAACCTCCGACTGTAAGGATCACTCGGGGGTACCGAATCTCGACATTGGTGACGATGAATCGATACCCCATCCAAACCACATACCTGATGTTGAACATGTCCTGGATGGCGCTGTTGTCCGCAATAATGCTAATGCTGTTATTTACGTTAAGACGCCCATGCACATTGTCTTCATCAGAGCGCAAGTTTCGCTGTCCACGGAGTACATCGCCGATAAAGAAGCGTTCGTCAATCTTCTCTTCATGGACCCCGGGGCTCGTCTCTTCGTATGTGACAAACCCCACCTGACCTGCGAAACGTGCCATTTTGACCTATCAGACCTCGGGAACGACCGGAGTGTCCGTCTGCTTACGCTCGATGACGATAGCAGTCTTCGGCAGGATCAGAGCGCCGGAGCAACGAGTCTCAAGCAGGTACTTGAACTGGTTGAAGTCAATGTCGAAGTCATCGAACATGTTGACCTCACCGCCCTTGTCTGCACCGATCGTGTAATCGGCGACATTGACGATGATGCCAATAAGGTCGACCTTACCGTTCTTCTTGGTGTCTCGAGCGGCACCCTTCATGACCGGGACCTCGACGATGTCAGCGACACCAAGAGCCGAAGCCAGAGAGGCCTTGGTCTCGTAGAGACGGCGGCCGATCTTGTCCTTCAGCAGGAGAAGGTCAGTGACAACAGTCTGAGTCGTGAAGAGGGTGGGAGTTCCAGTACCCTCGTAGTCAGCAAAGGCCTTGACGAACGCGTCGACAAGATCCTCACCCACGACCTTCTTGTCGAGGATGACCTTGATGGAGTAGAGCTCGTCATCCTTCCAGATGGGTCGAATGCTCTCCTCGTTGATCTTGTCCTGGGAGGAGATGTCACGCCCATCGCCGATAAGAACCGCGCGAGCGAGCTCCTCGTCAAGCATGAGACGCATCTCCTTCTTGACCCAGGCGATGACGTTCAGATCAGTAATGTCGATCAGGTCATCCCGATCGAACTTCTGCTTCTTGTAGATGGTGGTAGGCGTCGTCACTCGCTTGAGGAGCTTAAACACCTCCTCCTTCTTCTTATTGCCCTTGATGTAACCAAGCGCTCGTGCCTTGTCATCGGTGATGTCCGCGTGAATGGACTTAATCCGGGAGAACGGCGAGTGCTTGGCGGCGTCGAGAACCTTAGCAACCCAATCGGTCCGACGCTTGATGAAGGTAGGCTCATCGGTAACGGCCCGGGCGTCGGGGAACAGAATATCGATGTTGTCGATACCGTAGGTTCCGGCGTGTGCCAGGAACGCATCCTTGAAGGAGCTAAGGTTGTGAGACCGAGCGTCGTTCAGAGCATCCTCAACCGCTGAGTGAGCGAGAGCATACTCGTTGTCGGTACCAGTCATGGTCTTCTCGTTCTCGAAGATGTTGGAGTGCATAGCCTCGTTTTCCTCGCTGTTGTTGTCGCTGTCGTCGTTATCGTTATCGGCGGCGTCCTCGAGTGCCTGACCAATCACGTAATAAACAGCGTCCTTCTGCTTGTCGGTGAGGGTCTCGAGGACATCGGCCACAGTCTCTTCAGAATCGGCCACGTTTTTCTCCTTGGAGTTGTTCTCTTCGGGCTCGTCTCCGTGACTTAGAGAGAGGCCTGTATGGATGATGGCTTCGTCGAGTTCCTCAACGGACCCGTCCGAATGTTGAAGGGATACATTGTCGATTCGAGCTCCGGGATTAGCGCCTGAAAGGACAAGGCTCACTTCGACGATGTTGCCGTGCAAAACGTCTCCGCCTCGCTGAGTAAGCTTATTAGCGAAGATCGACAGACTGGTTACATCGCCATGCTTCACGAGCTCCTTCGCAGTTACTGCGTATTCGCTCTCATTAAACTTGCCGTAGCAGTATACGCCGTCCTTACGATTCTCGAGCATGGCGTGTCCGAGAACGTTGTCAGGCGAATCATGGCCGTGCTGCCAAACGAGCGGGACGATCCCCCCATCGTTATCGACGAATGCGTCGGAACGAATAGTTCGCCCATCAGAGCAGCGCAGGTCGTTTCGAGTAGCGTAGCCACTAAAGTCGAAGTCTTGCTTCGAAACTCCCATTTTGACTACTCCTCCTGTTCATCATAGTATGTCGGATCAGTATACTCAGGATAGCTGTTGCCTCCATACGAGTCGAGCTGATTGACGTTGGGATTACCGAGCTGGTCCGCAATAGGCTCGTCCGACTGCGGGAATCCGAACACCGGACGCAGTTCGTTACCAGTCAGAACCTGGTTACGAATGAGAATATCGGCGACGTTAGCGAGACCAGTGATCGTAGTGTTACGGAACACATCGCGCTGATAGATGACTCGTTGTCCCTGAGTTCGAGCAGTCTTAGTCAAGAAAGTTCGATTCATAGAATCAGCAATAGCCGCAACTATTGGCTCGACGCATCGGTTCCAATAGTTAAGCATCATCTCTTCGGTCGCCTTACCTTGGAAGACATCGGCAGGCATTCCCAATCGGTTGTATAATTCCTCGTTGAGGAACTTAATCTGGTCCAAGAGATTGTTCTCGGCCGGACGATTGAGCTGAGTGATCTTCTCGGTTCCGTCAGTATAGACGATGCCATGAGGAGAATTATTCAGCTGCTCGTCAATCATCGCTTGGCGCTTCTTGGCCTGCTCCTGGCGAGCTTCGGACTTGATGACGTAGGGAAGCTGGATGATAAGATCCAACTTGCCTTTTCCGGCAGCTTCGTCGATCGAATCCAAGATCGACAGCTTTCGCTGAAGCCTCGAGATGGTCGAGTTGGGTCCATTCATGACGTCGGCCATCGGATTCTCGATGATTGCGACAGACTTCTTAGGCATAAGAATCTCATGCTTCTGCCCGTCTTCGTCGTTATACACCTCGACCGTTACATGACGCGGACGCCAATCGACAACACGACCGACACGCATTGAACGAATGTCGAAAGACTCAGTTTCTCGAGGATTCAGCGTTGTATCAACCGGAACTAGGGCAATGGCACCCTCGTCAAACAGACTAAGGACCATACTTTGGATGAAAGGTCGAATCGTCTGATCGAGATTTGGAGCGACGCTCAGACACTCATTCAAGTCCGATCGCATCTCTTCTTTAAATCTACCATTTTGATCAACTCGAACATGGCGGAAGTTTACTGAAGAGACGTCGATTGCGATCTGGTTATAGATCGTCTTTATTAGTGATTTGTCGTTCGGAAGAAGCCGCCTAGTTACTGAAGACGGTCGCATGGTGGTTACTGGACCTCTGGACCAGTATTCCTTAGGGTTATCCCGGCCCGTGAATGCGTTCCAGGCGTGGGCTAACCTGGTGCCGAAAGTATCAGCCAATTCGTTTAGCCCTCCTCAGGTTATCGAAATGCTTTAAGATTCTTTTGAGACTCGTTAATGTCCCAAGCAGACAGTGCCCTACGCCCGACTTCCCGGATAGACCCATCAGGATCCAATGCTACGATCGGAGACTTACTGACACCTTTAGCATCGTTGAAGTCTTGAAGGGCGTTATACCCACGACTCTTGACTTCTTTGATGTATGCATCATTGAAGTGGTTCTTCAGAAACTGAGCAGCCAAGAACTTGGTGTATGTGTCGTTCGTGGCGACCTGCGGATAATACATCGAATTGATATATTGCTTCCCCAGAACTGCTTGTTTCTTTAGACCGACGCGCATGACGGGTTCATTCATGACCTTGTTGAAGATCTCGTATGACTCTTTCGCCGAAGGAGCTTTCAGATCTTTAGCGGTCTCATACGTAGACTCGACCCACTTTTTGCTGTATTTCTTACGACCGACGCCCTCACGCATCGAAGGCATAATACCGCGATACTGTGCAGCATCTACAGCGTTAGTGCTGAAGTAAGAATGATCTCCGAGATTCGAGCCTTTCTTATCCCGATGCGTCCTATAGAGGGTACTTCCAGCCTTCACCTTTACAGCCTTAGAGCTTGTGGTGTCGACTACTTTCTCAACGTCATGGACACGCTGGGCTACTTTCATATATCCGGCCATTGCGCCCTGTCGATGAGCTTTATCTTTATCTTTGCGAACACCCCATTTCATACCTTTAACACCATGGTGCGAAAGATGATCGCTCATTCAAAAGCCTCCTTGTTGAGTTTATAGGAGACAAAAGCATCGAGCAGTGCGGCCACCGAGTCAATCTTGGCATCGCGACGCTTTTTGAGAAGCTTACGGTTCCCGTTGGTGTCTTCGAGCGTGATGCAATTACCCATCGTGAACTGCATAAGAACCTCGTCGAACAACAAACAACGCTCTTCGGAAAGTTTCTTCAGTTCGCCTAACGGAACTGACTCGGTCTTGGCTCCCTGAATAACTTTCTCAATACCATAAGGACCGTTCTCTTTCTCCCAACGGTCTACGAACTCTCTCGCGTTGTATGGGTCGAACCCGAACGTCCGAACATCGTAACGAGAATCATCGATGAAACGATCCAGATCATCATACACCTCCATCATGTCTAGAATGGAGCATTCGAGAACCTGTAGCGAACCCTCCTCGATAAATTCGTCATACTTCCGTCTCATAGCCGTTGGAAGTTTAGCAAGTGTGAGACTCGAGATGTAACATCGAGTCTTTACACCAAACTCCCCTCGACCCAAAGGAAACAGGAAGGTGAATGCGCAGAAGTCGTCTCCCTGAGAAAGATCCGCGCCCATCGAACACGGAAGTCCCCAGAAATCTCGACGACGGTGGGGTAACGTTTCTTCGTACGTGAAGAAATACGTATAACCCTCCATCGGGATTCCGAAGCGCTTTGCGAGAATATCGTTACGTGCCGAAGGAACATGTTCTGCTCTCTCGACGTCGCGTTGATATGTCTCATACGACACGGTGATTCCGATATTAGGTTGCGCTTTGATCCACATTTCGGGATCCGCAACTTCTTTGATGTCATCCAACCGATAATACCATATAGATGTATGCGGATCGTAAAATTCACCCTTGAGAATCTTAAGAAGCTCGAGCTTCATAGAATCTCCGGCAGAATTTCGAACAGTTCCCTCAGAAGAGACGGCAAGGATCAAATAATCCTTGATCTTCGAGGCGCCCTGTTCGATGGCACCGACAACGTCCTCTCGGATATCGCCAGATAACCACTCATCGACCGTGTTCATCTTCGTTCGAAGACCCTGAAGCTTGTCAATTGTCATCGGACGAATTTCGAGGAGACTTCCTGTTAGAGTATTCTCGATACCCTTCTTCGATGGAAAGAGTTTTGGTCGAAGCGCTTTATTGGACGTAGAGTTCTGACTCCCGATAGTTAGAAACTTAAACAGCGGACCTCGCTCCCGGACGATGGCGGTCCGAAAAGCGCTCATAACCTCTTCTGCCTGTTTCATAGTAGGAGCAGTTGTGATCTGATGGGTGGTAGTCGTGTCGATCACCAAGAAGTAGGCTTGGAGAAGCGTCTCGTATAGAGACTTTGCGGCGCCACGCCCGACGATCAGATATTGCTTATTCGTCAAACGGAGCTTTACTCGCTGCCTTTCAAAGTGACCACCATGACCATTCTCATTCGGGACATAAACCGAACGCTGCTCATAGTACCACCAACCGAAGATCTGCTCGGCCCATAGTAGAAAGCTGTCTAGGAGTTTCAACTCCTCACCGTCGGTTAGTGTCATCTCCGCTTCCGCGAACCTAACGAAACCGTCTACGGCGCGATCGTCGTAATAGATGTTCGGATCTGCGATTAGACCATCGATCCGATTCATCTCCATAGCGATCTCCCGACACACCGGAATATCACCTCTAAGCACTTTGGCTCGAAACTCGCCGTAGTACTTCGGCGTCGCGGTGTTGCTGAGCATCGCTAAACTCCTATTTTGACGTTAAGCCTTCTTACGGAGGCGCTCGAGGTTGGCGAGGATCTTCTCGCTTCGCTGGTTGGCGACTATCTTGTCTCGCTGGACGGCCATTCGAGACTTCCCAGCTCGCCGAGCAGAGGCAACGATCGAATCCTGCTGGACCTTAGCCTTTGGCGCGGGAGACTGTCGGTTCGACCTGACAACGTCACTAACTTCGATCGGCGGGTTGTTGCGCCGAATCTTCCAGCGCATACCCTTTCTACCGTAGTGAGCGAGAACCTCGTCGTCGTAATGTACGTCCATAATGACTCTCTTTCATAAAGATCAGCCGAACTGTCTGTTGAACTTTCGACGACCGTTGTAGATGTTAATCTCATGCATCATTCGACGCATTGCGCCAGACTTAGCGACGGCCTCATATCCAGATCTACCCGCTTTAATGGCCTTGTCTGCTATCTGAGCATTAGTCGGAAAAACGCCAGCCGCCTGACCGCCCTTAAAAGCGAGTGCTCCGGCCAAAACGGCGGTCCCCACATATCGGGTATTCCCGGTTGCCAAGTTGCGAACCCCCCGAGCAGTCTTGCCGACGGAGTTCTTAGCATCCTGGCGACGTCGCTTCCCTCGGGCCTGCTGCGCACGCTTTTCCCAATCGGTGTTAGCCACATGATTGTCGAATGCCTTCTTATACGAGGCATCTGTAGATCGCTGCTTAACCTTAGCTTTGATGAGTTTACGGCGATTACCAGCGCCCTCACCGTAATACATCTTAGCTTGGGTGAATTCTCGAGCGTCTCGTCGGGCAGCGCGATCGGTCTTCCGGCTAACTCCCGGGGTGCGCTGCTTTCGCACACCCCACTTCATACCTTTTACACCACTGTGGTTGAGGAAATCATCGGGTCGTTCGTAGATCATTTCATAAACTTTCGTACAGTGTTGAACCCGTTCGAGATCTTCTCAGCGGAAGAAGCATCGAACCCTCCAGCGACAGCCTTATCGAGGAGAGCCTTCATAGCATAGCCGGCGGCAGCTCCTGTCGCGGCGCCCGCAATCTTCATGGTGACATTTGCGAAGTTCTCGGCATACTTTTCACCGAGCTTCGTACGGTACTTGCTCCGAGGCTTCGCCGTCAAATCGCGATACTGCTTCTCGAGGTTAAGACGTGTCACTCGACGCTGAAGCTCTTTGTTGGAGAGCTTGTGGTTTGGTGTAGTGGAGTGCGCGTGCTTGTAATCACCATGTTGGTTCATCAAGCGAGGCTTATTAACGCCGACCCGGTTCTTTCGAACACCCCACTTCATACCCTTGACGCCGAAATGCGCCAGAACGTCATCTACGGAATCAAAAGTCATTTTGACTCACTTTCCGCGAGGACCTGAATCCGCCACTCAAGCTCGCTGATCTGTTTCTCGATGGCTGTCTGAACGAATGAGTTCGATGGCGGATCGAAGAGTAACCTACAACGAAGGTATACATAACTCCGAACTAGGAATAGAGACATCTCTGGTTTGAACACGTCTTCCCAGACAGGTCCCGAACCTTGTATAAACTCTCGATAGTCCGTAGCTCCAAGTTGGCGAAGAGTTGAGATAGCAGTATTGATATGCATACAGATATCGGTATCGAAGCTATAGCCTCGACTGTCGATTCCTAAAACCTCTTTAACGTCTTCGACGATTGATGACATTTCACCTCCAAGGAACCGTATCGTTGGGAGCCCGATCGGGCGGCAAACTGTATAGTAAACTCTTGTCGCCGAAATGAATGGCGTTATGAGTCTCAAGAGTTGTTGTTATCAGATACTCAGGATTGAGTATGTCTGGATTGTAGTCCTCTAGATCTTCCGGACAAATCGGATTCATATGATGGACCAAAATGTCAGCGTAGATCTCTCGGTCATCTATTCCTAGATCACAAGCATTGTCTCGAAGTATTACTTCGTTCCTAGCGGACAACCATTCCGGAGATCTGTAGAATCTCTGATTCAAATATCGGTCAAACCCAAAAGTGCTTACTCCGACATTCCCGCCCAGCTTCAGATACTCGTAACGGTCCTCGAAAGACTTCAATCGAAAGAGCTCGGTTACATTCAGTCGCGTATCCATCAATCATCACCTTGATAGGAACGCATAGCTGAAATAGCCTCAGCCATGAGACGCTCAGTGTTGGTGTTAGAGTCGAGAACTGTCTTCTTAGACTCAAGAACAGCATTCTCTCGACGCAACTTCTCTAATTCAAGCTCTTCTCGAAGGGTGCCCCTCTTCAAAAGCTGTGAAACAATCATCGGAGATGCAGTACCATCCCGCAATTGGCGCTCGGCGAGCTCATAAGCAAGCCCAATGAGGATATGCTCCTGCTTTTCTGGGGTAGTAGCCCCTGAGACCCGAGACTTTTTGGTGCCTCCCATTGAGTTACCTCCTAGTCCGGGAAGTAAGAGAATAGATCTGGGCGGTTTGACTACAGACCCAACGACTTCGACCCGCCTTTCAAGGAGTACCAAGTCCTCGAATACTCGTCGGGAAGGAGCACCACAGAAAACCCAACGGTGCAGGGAAATCGTTAGGCCTGTAGCCAAACCGCCCAGACCAAAATCGCAAGCCTCAAAAATCCCCGCGGGGAAAAAATAAAGAGGCGGGCGATGACAGGGGGTGGTGCTTTTTTGCGAGCCCTCCCCCCGTCTGACGAAATTTCGAAATGAAATCAAACTTCGACTTCCCTGGTCACCTTTCGGTATACCCCGGTCAAATTCATCTCCATAATTTCGTCGATCGCTTGATCGTTTGCCAAGTTGTCATCAAAAACTGAAAGATCTGATGACGTCCTAGCTACCCTACCTAGGTAGGCAGAGGTATGGTACCCGTGTTGGATGTCCCAGAGGTACCATTTATCAAACTCATCAAAGGGGTCATAAGGATTGTCAGTTGTTGTCAACCTACTTACCAGCATGGTGTGTGCTCTCTCCTTTCTGATGAGTTCATTCGTTGATCGCACGACGAACAGTGGACGTGGACACACCGAGCGCCTCAGCTATCTCAGCAGTAGTCGCACCGTTCCTTGACATAGCCTCAGCTCGCGCAGCCTGAGAGTCTGTCAGTCCTCGTTGAGTTCGAGGTGTTGCCAGCTGCCTGATGTACTCGATGTCGGCGTTGGCTACGATCTGTTCGAGGAAGTGGTTTGAGACAGCGCCCTTCTGGATTGCTTCCCACTCTCGAGCAGTTGGTGTTACCCGACTACCAGCCTTGTCTGCACCGAGTCTGTGTCGAGCAGTCTTCAACGCCATCGATTCAAGCTTTGCAATCTCGTCATCGTCGATGTCTGGATTAGAGGCCCGCTTGGCGTCCACCACACCCTTAGCAACCGCCTGAGCCTGGCGCTCTAGGGGTTTGTTCTTAAGGGCGGTATTAAGTTTAGCCCGTAGGGATGAAACCTCAGGGGCGTACTCTTTAGCGGTACGGGGGTTCTTTACCAGAGATGGCTGACGAATAGATTGCAGTCGAGCTTTATTAGCCATGGCCTTTAGCTTATTAGCATGGTCGGCATATAAAGCTTCCATATCAGTACCAGAAGATAATGAGTGGGCGTTCTTAACCGTACTCATTTTATTTGTCTTGGTCTGATAATAAACCTTCTTGGTGGTTCCATTCTTAAGGGTCTTGGTATAATACCTACCGGTCTCCTTGTAAATGAGCTCACCAGTCTTGGGGTCTATATGACCCCCTTCAGAAGCCCGGCGTAGTTTACGTTCGGGAACATAAGCCTTAGACTTAGCCAGGGAAATAAGAGTGGAAGCGCCGCCTCCATTCTGGTACTTCTTCTTCAATTGAGAAATACCATTATCTTTCTCTGACTGAACGTAATTCAATCCGTGCTTCTCGGCGTCGATGACCACCATGGAGTGGCGAACTGCTCGGGCAATCTCCGAAGGCTTAGCATCGTGGAGAGTCATATCAGTAATAAGGTTACTAATCTTTCCCATCTCAGTCTGCGTATTGGTCATACGCTTCATTCCCGGGACCGCAGGATATGCAGTCTTGGGATCGAAACCCTTAAGCCCACGAAGTGTTGGGGTGGTCTTAACTTTGGTGGTTCCACCGAGAGGAATGACTACCGCGTTGTCGCCATCGAAGTCTGCTCCAGACAAACGCTCGGCGACAGATGGGTGAATACCCACCGCATCCTTAGCCTTGGGTGTGATGAGACGCTTGCCGTCCTTGAATTTGTTATTGACAACCAACTCAGGGATTTCAAAAGTGCCACCATGCGGATATCGAACCAGCGCCACTCGCTCCCCATGTTTGAAGTTGGGGGCATAGATCTCGTTAGGCTTAATGTTCTTAAGCGGAAGGAGAACCTGAGCAGCCTGGCGCGGAAGAGCGGCAGCTTTCAAATGCACGGAAGCGGAATCAACAGTCTCTGCAAACTTCTCAAGAAGCTTTCGCTTGATGACCGGGTTCGTAAGAGATAGAATCTCTTGCAAATCGTCTTCATACTTCTTGCGAGTGATGCCGAGCTGGCGCTTAGCCATGTCGAGACTCTGTTTGGAGAGAAACTGGGAAGCCAGAGACTTACTCCAAGAATCCCAAGAGCCTTCGTCGTTGACGAGGTTAAGTGGCGACAGATGCTTCTTTCCATCTTTGCCCGTATACTCCATCTGACGACGAATAGTCGCACCAAACGGATTATCGGGGTCAGATTTCAGAGGCTTAAGAGCATCGAGCTTATTTCCGGTGTTCTTCTTATTGGTATTGAATCGAACATCAACACCTTTAGGAAGATCATCGGAATACATAGCCATACCCTTTAGATAATGGCTGCCATCCACTGCAACACGGACCTGAGCATATGAGCTACGACCCAGATCAAGGTCAGGAACACCGCGGCGGAGCTCAATAACACCATCCATGTCGCTACCACCGTCCGGACCGTACTTAACCTCGAGCCGTTTCGAGTCGAGGTTAGTAGGCTTGCGAATACCAGTAGTGATATCCCCATCATTGACGACAACGCCAGGAGTACGAATCTTGTCAAGGTTCTTCACCACCTCAGATTTAGGTACTCCAGGAGGAGTCAGGACACGGATGTTGGTGTATCGGTCGGTGCCCGCCTGCTTCAAATATACGTCGTGAGTCTCGTAGCCCTCTTCCTTGAGCATCTCGACGGCGGCCTTAAGCTGCTCGTTAGATACACCAAGATTGAGCTCGACACCGGTACCAAAGTCAATATACTTACGGTTGTCGGCGTCCTCACGAAGAATATCAGCAGCCTTAGAGATCTTGTCCTTGCGAGCAAGAGCATCAGGCTTAAGGAGCTCTCGAACAGAACTCTCATTAAGTCCCATCTCGCGACCGATAGCGGATGTGGATAAACCCTTCTGCTTCAGCTCCAGAGCGCGGTGAACCTTGTCGGCCTTGAGTTCGGCGTTGGCATTCGTAATATGTGCTCGAAGCTGAGTCGTGGTAAGCCCCATCGCCTTAGCGATTTGAGCCTGACTCATCCCCTGCTTGCGAAGAGCCTCAACCTGCCCTTTAAAACCGTGGGCGGACTGATATGGCTCCTTACCCGAGCCCCAAGGATATCGCCCAGACCTACGAGGCATGCCGTAGTGGGCCAGGTAGTCGTCATGCTCTTCTTCTGAGAATATCACGATTCCTCCTTAGCCTTCTCTATCAGCTTGTCGAAATGTACAATCCGAGACATGATGTGTGAGATGTCATCCATATCGGGAATATAGATTTGGACATCATCGTTCTGGTAGATACGAAGTTCGTAATCTAGAGACGCAGGCTTCTCACCATACTCGAGGCAGAACAATGCGGCGTAGACCATCAGCTGATCCATCTTGACTCGACCGCTTCCTGTTTTCAGGTCATGAATTCTCAGGAAACCTTTACGGTCGTCGAAGGAAATAGCATCTGCGGTACCAAACGCGTTGATCGAATAGAAGAGGACCACTTCAGGATCCATCTTGAATCCGATGGCATCATTCACATATGCGTTAAAGGTCGCCTTGTTCCGAGGCATCCTCATTCGGAGTCGAATATGCTCCGCAGCGAGCGCATGCAAACGCGTACCATGTGCAGCGGCTTGCGCAGTCGCAAACGTACTCAGAAGTTTCTCGTCGTCGTAGTTCAACCATGAGTACTTAGACGCACTAAGAAATGCGTGCGCTCCCTCCAGGGTTAAGTGTTTGTTCCAGTTCATGAAGAACGTGCTCCTTGTTCTCCGGGAATATGAACGCGCCGAACGAAGCGGCATTGGCTTTCTCGATGTAGTAGTCTTGGTTAGGCTGATGCGGCTCGGTGGCCGATTTCTTCACTTCGAGGAAAGCCCAACGGTTTTGGTAAAGAACCGTGAGATCGGGGATGCCTTGAATATGGTTCGGATCATTCTTCAGAACCAGGCATCCCGGAAGGTGTTGTTTGATCTCTCGAATCAAACCTTTTTGGAATATGCTCTCTCGAGTCATTCGCGATGTCCTTTCGAATAAAGCTTACATAGAAGGAGCAAAGGGTCACCAAACACGGACCATCCCCATAATCTCTACCCTGATACCGAGAGGCCGAAAGGACACGAAAGCCTTAGACGCCATGGTAGCAAATGGCGCACGGTAAAAAGGGTGGTTTAGCCCCATTTTGCTCCTTCTATTCATTATATGCGAAGTTTCTCGCAAGGGGGCAGTGATGTATTTGTACCATTGTACCAAAAAATCTCGCACTTCTTTTTTATTTCTTCAATTTTTACTTTTCAACCATTAATAGAGAAAAAAGTGGTAAAATGGTACAAGATTGCCACTTTTCGTTGGAATTGCAACGTTTTAGGGGCAGTGATGGCAATAGTACAAGATTTTCGCCAAATTGCCACTTTTCGTTGGAATTGCAACGTTTTAGGGGCAGTGATGGCAATAGTACAAAAATGGTACAAAAATGGTACAATGGCTGTACTGCCCAGGGTTCAGTGATGGCGTTTGAAGCGGTTTGTACCACTTTTTTCCACACTTGTACCACTTTGTACCACGGAAAATGGTACAAAAATAGTACAGAATCCTAGGCAGTACAGCCGTCCGCATGGCTCAAACAGACACTACAAGGCGTCCACAAAAGCCCGTTCGTTGAACTTCTTCTTCCTACCAATGGCCGCCAGAATCGCCTTGTCAATCGGAGCATCCGTCATCAGACGATAGTAGTTCAGCTTGGAATATGGCGTGTTGAGTCGATCAATCCGACCTTCCGCTTGTTCCATGGTTCGGTAAGAATAGTTCAGAGAGAAGAATACCATCGTGTCTGTCGTGACACAATTCCATCCTTCGGCGCCAGATGTGTACTGAACTAGATAGACCCAGTTGGATCCTTCAGGCAGGGGGTCATGCCGGTGTCCGTTGTACTCAGCAACCCGGTAACCTTCTCCTTCAAGACCTCGCAGGATATCGAGTTCGTAGTCGAAGTTGTAGAAGACCACCAGTCGGGGGTGCCTTTCGAGAATGCCGAGAACAGCATGATACTTTCGGCGATTATCGTTGACAAGTCTCCTGAGCAGGTAGCAGAGTGCACCAGCGTTGGGTACCGGTTCATCTGTGAAGGGGTTGAATCGTGTTTTGAGTGCTCGTTCATAGGGTTCCTTATCGTAGTCTACATGAACAGAACGTCGAACTCGTACCGTATGTCGTTCGACAGGCATGTCAACGAGGATCTGTCTTCTGTGACGCTCAAGAACCCCGGTCTCGAGATATCGCTGGACCTGGGGGAACTTGGCGAAGTTGTTGAAGACGACGTGTCTCCGCAAGAACTCAGTGCGGTTTCGGTAGAATCCGTTCGCGACAAACAGCGGTATATAGTCGAGCCACATATCTCCAGGAGTCGCGGATAACATGATCCATCGGTTTCGTCGAGCAATCTTGATGAAAGTTCGAGCCCATTTGCCGGACCCGCTTGCTCGCTGTTCGTCGAATATGAAGAACGCGTTGGAGACATTCTCCACTTTGTGGATCTCATTCCAGGCAAGAACGTGTGCGTCACCATTCTCTTCACTCCTATCTACGCCGACCCGGGCGAACTCAAGATCCCATTCTCGATCATTTCTTTTCTTAGCAGTCGTGATCACATAGCACGGGATATGCGTCCGTCTGGCTCTCAGAGGGTTCACACCACCCCCGCAGATCGTCGTATACCAGTAGACCACCGCCGTCAGACTCTTCCCCGAGCCAACTGACCCGCATAAAACCTTGCCGCTCGATAGTTTCTGCAAAGCCTCTCGCTGATGCGGCCGTAGCTGCATTATAGATCCTTCCCGGGATACTCATACCAGTTCCCCGAATTCGTCAACGATGGTGGACCAATCAATATCTCGCTTCATGTAATCGACTCGCTTCCCCTTCTCGGAGAGCGTGATCAGCTCGAGATTATCGAGACGAGGGTTAAGTCCGTCCCCATCAATGAACCAGAGATTATGCGTTGACGGGTCATAGTCGCCTACAAACGCCCTGTATACAAGAATGTGGTTGTAGAACATCTGGTTCTTGCCAGTATCTACATCCCGAATGTTGGTGATGTAGTACTGTCGACGCCTATGGTACAAAGCTCGCAGACATGAGTTACCGGTCGACTTTCGGTATCGAATAACTCGGCCTTCCTCGGTGACATAGTAATCTGGGTGGTTAACGAGGTTTCCGATCCAGCGCCCGACCATATCGTACTCCGGAAAATAGCGGTCGAAGACGTCGTGGTTGATAAGCATGGTGGTCCTTTCGTGAAATATAATGGGTGTAGGGGAGGCTCTCAGACCGATATGATCCAAGAGCCTCCCCCGAGAGTGATCAGGCAGCCGGGAAGTTACCTTCATCGGCGATCAGGGTCGAACGGTAGTATACCGCGCTGTTCCCCAGAGTTGCGGCACTGTACCAAGGATGATCCTTATCGTACTCATGCAGCCGAATAACACGTGCGGCGTAGTCAACCTCAAGAAGAGGATTGTCCTGCCGCGTCATGATCTCGGAGCAGAGGCAGCGTGCTGTAAACTTAATGAACCCACTCTTCGTGAGAATCGGTTCAGAGCACATACCCCCGCCGCCAACAGATCCAAGAATGCGAAAAATCCACTTGCGATTACTTCGAGGCTCTCGACGAGAGCGGATGCGATCTGCAAGCAGGAGTTCACCCAGTAGCGCCCTCTCATTGTGCGACACCGACCATCATCTCCCTGAGAACGTCTTCGCTGTTGTAATCAACCATTGTCATCACCCCACGCGTCGAATCCGTCAACGGCACCCTGATGGGTGATTGTTTGCCGACCCCAGTTGATCCTGAGCTTCTCGCGCTTCTTCTTGATGGTGATCAACTTGACACCGTCAGCCTTGGGTCCGATGTAGACGCACTCCCCGTCGATGAACAGGTCCTCGACCTCCCACTTGCGCTCACCCTCAGGAGAGTACCAGGTGAAGGTCCAACCGGTGGCGTTGTAGTTTCGAAGAGAAAATGGTGAGTCAGACATCAGTGTTACCTCGCTGTATCGAATGTCGTGTCGGATATACTTCTCAGCGGTGCTTAAGAGATAGTTGTGTACCTCCTGCATAGTCTCATCGCTCGAGCTCATCGCTGAGCACCTCCAGACGATCCTTTATATGGTTGAGAACCACCTGGATATCGGACGAGGTGAAAGAGGAAATGGCGTCGCAGACTTCCTTGACAGCGGTCTCCCGAGCCTTGAGCGACAGGAAGTGGAAACGCCCCTCGTGGTCGTACTTACGCCAGTGGTCGTGTGAGAGCCGCATGTGGATGTTGTAGTTCTCATCCAGGAAGTACCAAGCGGACTCGGTCATCGCGATGGCGGTGATTCCGTCGTAGATGTTGTCGTAGTTCCCGAGGGAGGGGCAAAGCCCCGTAGCCGAGTACCAGGACGAGAGAATGAGTTCGCCGTTCACGAGTTTCGGTGCGGTGGTCATGGTGGTGCTCCTTTATATGATCAATGCGTGAAGATCTGGTCGAAATCTACAACATACACGCCGTCATCGTTGTAGACCTTGGCTTCTGTGGTGCCGGGAATATACATGAAGTGCTCGTTACGGACATCGTTGTGTCCCTTCAGAACAACCCAGTCAGACGAACCGTCCCAGTAGTAGTCGTGGGCGTGGAACGTCTCGTTACCATCGATATTGATGGAGATCTCGAACTTCTCGCCGGAAGCAGAAAGCTCACCCCATCGCTTGATGGCATCGGACATCTTGACGATCTCGGGATTCTTGTCCAGCTTCTTCAGACGATATGCCTTGATATCGACTCGTCCGCACGGCTCAATCGTGATGTCCTCGGGATAGATACCCACCTCTCGGCGAATAGTCTCGTTGACGAAAAGACCGTAGAACGTCACGATATCGTCTCCAGCCGGCGTCCGCTCGAGATCAACGTCTGTAACAACAAACGGCTCCTCTCGAGCATACACCCCCAGAATTCGAGGGTAGTAGTAGTTGTCGAGGTCGTTCTTGATTGTGGTGAAAATGTCGGTGCTCATTACAGTACGTCCTTCGTCGCTGTGAATTTATGGTAGTTTTGGGAATCGCGAGACCAGAGCATATTCCGCCTCGAAGTGAAATCCTTGACGAGACCGTCCTGCTTAGCGACGAGATACTCAGCCATTACTGCTCCTTAATGCAGTGGCGTCTTGAGCGTGGTCTTGTTAACGAAGTACTCGCCCTCGAGCAGATACGTGTGAGGCTCGCTCTGAGGAATGAGACGTGTCTTCTGCGTCAGCACGAGAATATGCAGGTCGCTCGAATGGCTCTCGCAGGCCTCGATATACACGAGATCGTGATCCTCGTCGAGGTAGCGAATATCAGTCCATGTGTAGTTACCAAGACCATTAGATCGCTTGAGCTGCATAACCGTACCGTCTGTTTCGGCTTGGTGGCCGAATCGCGCGATCTGGTCGGTAGTATGTGTAGAGAGAATCATGATGTTACTACCGTCCGTAACGATCTGCTGGTAATCAGGATATGATCTACGAATCACAGTTCGTGTGTCACGATCCAGAAGAATCAGCTCGATCTCTCCGTCGTACTCCTCGAGGACCCAATCGAACCCGTGATTGTAGTCCAGTAGAATAAGCGGTCGGGACTCATCCGGGATGCTGATAAGAATCCGCTTGTCATTCGAATCCTGAGCATCAAACAGTTCAGGGATGTCGTTTACAGTCTTCATGGTGGCTCCTTAAAGTCGGACAAGGGAGGGGCTCTCAGATTCGAAGATCCAAGAACCCCTCCCCGGAAAATACGAGAAGTCTATTACCCCTCGTAGTCGTCAGGAACTTCCGGTCCGAATTCCTGGTTGTACTCGATATCGAGCTCGTCCTCACGAATGGTGATGTACATCGTCTTGAGGTATGCCTTCACTCCGTGAGCGTTCTCCATCTCCCACTCGTAAGGGTTGATGGTCAGATCGATCTTCTCGATATCGGTATAGTCAATCAAGTTGACTGTGTCCTCATCAATAACCGTGCGCTTTCGCCCCTGGTTAGAGATGAAGATGATGCGGGGAGGCTTGACTCGGTAAGAAACCTCCACGGGAAGATGGAACGCCGGATCTTCGTCAGGGTCTCGCTGCTTGAGGGCCTTGACGTTGAATCCCATCCCGCTTAGCTCGTCCGCCTCGTTCTGATTGAGCAGGACGGAGAATGTTCGCTTCCCACCGGACGGGTTGAACTTGGTCGGGGCTCCTGCGAAATTGCGGAAGATGATTCGGACATTACGAAGTGTGACGTCGTTCATTTGGGTACTCCTCTGGTTGTAGTCTAACGTGTTCTGCGATCCCTGAAGAAAGATGCGCCATCCAATATGACGCCTTCAACAATGCCAAAGCGTTCTTACGAGTATCCTCCTCATTGAGAACCGCTTTGGCTGTCCTGTTGATCTTATTCAGGGTGACCCGGATTTGCCTCATTCTGGAAGACTTGTACTGGGCCCCTAACTTGAGAGGCCCAGGACCGTCATCGTCGCTCTTCGAGCACATTGGTAATAGCGTCCTCAATCTCCTTGAGAATCTCAGCCTGCTTCGTGGGCTCAACGTTCCGCCAGAAGTCGACGTGGACGTAAATATCCGCCTCGGGCGAGATGTCCTTCTTGGTCGATCGTCGGCTGTCAGTTGAGATGTTGAACCCTCGAATTGTGAGAGCCTTACCATCCAGGATATCGACGGCGTTCATCAGTTGATCTCCTTAACAATCTTGTCGATCTGAGTCTCTCCAGTCTTCTCGTCTACTGAGAAGGTGGTCTGTACGAACCTCTGACCGTCAACGGCTAGAAGCTTGCTCATAATGGTGTCCTTTCTTGGGAAGACCCTATCCGCTGTGTTGCGGATAGAATCTGATCTGAATCAGTGGGTGGTCATGGCGGATCGAGGGGCGGCATCCTGATCTTCGGTTGGCTCTTCGCTCCAACGCCAGAATACGACAGCCAGCCGAACGAGGCAGGCGATCGCAAAGAAAAGCGAGAAAACGAAAATGGCAACACAAACATCGGTGATGCCGCCCGGTTCGATGGTGAACATGAGGCGTCCTTTCTGTGGTGGTCACTATGCCCCATGTTTCTGTCGCGAATATCAGTGCGCGGTCACATACTCTCGAGGATCCTGAATATACGACAGCAAGCGGTCAATCTCCTCGGGCTCAAGCTTATCGAGAATCGTGACGGGAATCGTCTCGTCGTTACCCGACTGTAGAACCTGGAAAGGTGTCTCCTCTGCGGTGTTACTCATCTGTCTTCCCTTCGGCTTCCAAAGTCTCCAACTGCTTGAGGAGCTCCTCGCCTCGCTTCTCCCAGGTCGAGGACTGGTTTCGCTCCTCCAAGGCCATCTGCATGAGATGCCGAGCCGCGTTCTTGTGCTCAGTCATCTTAGTCATGCACTTGTCGATTTCATCAAGCAGACTCATCGGCGTCCTTCTTTCCTGCGAGAACCTGAGACGCGTAAGACCTCGTCGCGTTGATTCCTTCCTGAATCATTCCCGCGTAGAGCTGAACGAGCTTGACGAAGTCGATGCGATCTAGCTTTCCTTGGGTGAGGTGAAATACGATGTCCACTCCGCCGTCTTCGGTATCGACAACTCGCAAGTCGTCGGGATTGTACAGACTCACTTCTCCTCCTTTGAAAGTCGGTTCGTAACTGTGAGGCACTCCTTGGGGACCAGAAGAATGTCGTTGTTCGCCCGAAAGCGGAACATAACCCACTCGTCCTTAGGGTACCTGAAGACTTGGCCGTTCTCATCAGCGAATCGAAACTCGCCCGCCTTGGTAGGGAGCGGGGTGACGTTCTGCATACAAGTACCCGTGCCGTCTGCCGGGTCGATAGCCACAATGGCGATCTTCGGTCGCTTGTCGTCCATATACAGCTTCTCGTCTGCGGTAGACAGGCTGTTAGCGCTTGCGATGTAGAAAGAGGTGCTCATTTTCGAATCCTTTTCGGAATGTTGTACTCATCGATCAGTGCATCTAGGAAATCACAAAGATCCTCGTTCATTCGGTCGATCGTCGCTCGGTTACGAACCTTGGGGATTGTGATCTCGATGGTATACCCGTTAGTGTTTCCCCCACGGGGAAGAACCCTCGATTTCACTCGAAGAGTCTTCCCCATGGAGTTCTTGATCCACTTACGGGCAAATGTAAGTTCTTGCTCAGGTTTCGCATCATCGTCGTCTCCGATCTGGGCAAGAATATCCGCAGCGGAAACAATGAGGCTCATCGCCGACGCATCTCCCTAACGAAGATCCAGATAAGCCAGAGACCGCTTGTGATGGTGATCATGAAAATGTCGAAGAGGAAGTTACAGAGTCCGTAACGTCGTCCCATGGTTGTTGTCCTTTCAGGCTGCCTTGACGAACTCTTCAAAGTCGCCAAATTTGTTGATGGTGGCCACAGCCGTGTCGACTAGTGACCGTGCGTATGACTTATCGATCCATTCGGGCTTGTTCGCCTTCTCGATAAGCGTCGCGTCCTCCCACTTGTAACCTTTGGTTCCTGTGACGTCCGCATAGGTCTGAGTCTTCTCGTTGTAACGCTTGAGGGATCCGCCCGGAATACCAGGTTCGTCCTTCACCGGAACAAACAAACCGACTCGACCAATGAAGCTGAAGTGTGAGTGGTCAGGGTCCTCTCGCTGAATATACATCTTCGAGGTGACCGACTTAGCTTCGCAGTAGTCACGGAAAGTAAGCTCCTCGTGAGAGAATAGCTGCTTGAATACGACCGGATGCTGGAACTGTGCACCGGTGGCAGTCCAATCGCCGTCCTTATACTTTGCAATATAAACGGCGTCGTTGACAAGGCACATACGCTCGTAAGTGGCCTCGTGCTCGAACTCGTATCCGTACTTCTTCCCGAAGTCAATAACCTTCTGAATAATCTCAGGAGTTGCCTCAGGAATCTTGATGGAGTCCGTCTTGATATGTGCGACGGTGAACCCTTCGTTCTCAACGTACTCGAGAAGATCCACCATGAACAAAGCGCCCCGCTTGGCGACAATGTTGTCGACGTTCCTCGGATCACGGAAAGCGTTCGGGAACTTCGCAGCAGTCAAACCATAAACGCTGTTGATAACAATCTTCAGCGAGTCCGCAAGCGCCTTGTTGTCCACACCCTCATCGAGGAACTGAGACAGAACGCCATTCAGAAGAGTACGGGCCTTCTCGTGATCGCCACGCTTGATGGCGACTCGAGCCTGCTTGATCTCCGAATATCGCTTCGTGTACTCATCCCCGAATAGGTTGAGGTTCTCGATACTGGAGGGATGCATACTGGCAACGTCGAGGAGCGCGACATTGTAGTAGATGCCCGGCTTCGCATGGACGAACCCACCCTCACCGGTAACGAAGCCTTTATAGGTAGATTCCATACCGAGGATGCGGCCCTCATCATTCACCTTCTGCTTGTACTCGTACCCGGGAAACTCCTTACGCAAGTCTGTGTATACAAACTGGTTCTGCGGATGGCGGTTGTTCCCGAATACGATCTTAGTAGTGTGTGCGTTGGTAGAGGCGTTGATCGGCAAGCCAGAGATCTTCGCAAGAATCTCTCGAGCAACCCAGTCCTCGTGTCGAGCATCAAAGACCGCTTCGGTAGCAATAACATCGTTATCACAGTACTCAGCGACCTTGATCCATTTGTCCTCAGGAACAGGCTCATCCCAAGGATAGTCCAGCTCCTTATGAACCAGTCCGAGTTCAATTTCCCACTTCTTAAGAGACTGCTTCTTCGATGCGAAGTCGTAAATATCCGCGTAGCTCATGTTATAAGCCTCGGCAAACATTGCGTCCTTCTCGCCGTTAATGATCCTCTGACTCAGCTGGAACAACTCGTAGTTGTTATAACCGAGCATCCGTCCATACATGATATGGTTGTCGTATCGACGGCAGTTGAACCCAACCAGCTTGAATTTGAGAAGCGGCTCAAGCTCTTCAGCAGTCGGGTTGATCATCCTGGCGACCTTCTTGGACCCCCTGACCTTCCAGTTCACAAGGAACAGGTTCGGGAATACCTCGACATCCCAGAAGACAATATCGCCATCCGGATCCTTGCGCTTCTCCTGAACAATCTCGCGGAACTCCTCCTCGTTTTTCTTACCACAGAAATGCATCTGCTCGATAAGCTTGAGGCAGTACTCACTCTGATTGGTGGAGTTCGCAGCGAACCGAATAACGGTCGGCTTCATGACTCGAAGGTCGTAATCCATACCCTGCTCGTATGCATCGTCCAAGACCTTCTTTATGAAGTCAACAGACGGACGCGTCGCGGGATGAATCTCCTTCTTGAGGTTTCGAATAATAAGATCTCGGAGCGTGTCCTCGTTCTTCATGACTTGAATATCGATCACTTTGCGCTCCTTGAGCGGTAGCCCCTCCGATATCGTCGCAACCGGTATGTCATTACATAGCGACAATCGACGTCGGAGGCTAGCTTTGCCTGTGAACACTTTGACTTCGATATTGTCGTCATACATCGCTGAGAGTTGTGTAGGATCGCCCTCGTAGATGTAGTGGAGGTGGATGCCGCTACCGCCTTTGCTATACTCTGCATAGGTGGGCGGCCATTTGGACGCAGCTTCGAGATTGCGCTCCTTACTCTTTTCGCCGTCGACTTTAAGATCAAAGTCAATGACGATATGGTTGACCGGCGGTCTGACGTAGTGCTCTTCCTTCGTGTCGATGTCTTTGAGAACGGTGTCCACACTGTCCCATTTGCTAGCAGGTATTCCGTCCCTTGCCAACTGAGCAGGACAACTAGCGAGATCATCGTCAAGAAGAGACACAGACTTATCCAGTTCAAGACGGTACTCCTTCTTGGGTTCTGCGTGCAATTCGGTGATGTTGAACAAGTCGAGCTTAATCGATTGGTAGAAGTTGTTAACCTTCGACCCTGAGTCGGTTCGAGCTTGCTGCTTGAAAATATGGAAGAACGCCTTGAACTCGTCCTTGAACTTGTTCTTAGGCATTCGGTTGACGTTGCTCTCCTCGCAATATTCTTGATACCGAGCATAAGCGGATCTGAGAGAGATTCCACCATCAAACTCATCAAGATTATCCTCGACGAATGCGTACAAGAAGTTCGTCTTGTACATCATCGAGAGGGGTTTATATGCGTCATAGTAATGAGGGCCATAATGCTTATAGACCTCGATGCAGTGCGTGGCGAGCTCACCTAGATGGGCATAAATATCACGAACGAGTTGATCATACTCGCCATGAGGAACCCGGTTACCTGACGGACAGATATCGATAAGTCTTCGGATGAGACCTGATTTCGTGTCCGTAATATGGATCGGAGAGTTGGTGCCCATGAAGACCATACAGTCGAACTTCATCTCGTAAGCCGACTTGAACTTCTCATCAATGGGCATCTTCTCGTGAGCGATAAGGCTGTTGAGAACCGTGTTATCGGCAATCCGAGAAAGATTACCATCATGCTCGAGAGCGACGAGAGGGTTCGACGCAAGCGGGGCCAATGCGAAACGGTTGTTACCACTCGCAAGAGCCTGCGACTTGAATGATGCCGAATATCCCTCAAACAACTTCTCGATGATGTTGATGATCGTCGATTTACCAGAACCACCCTCACCGTAGAAGACGAAGAACTTCTGAATCCATTTCGAGTCACCCTCGAATATAGATCCGATAGCCCATTCGATCTTGCGGCGGTTTTCCTCGTCATACAGAGTCGAGACAAGTTTGTCCCAACTATCGGTCGGACCAGACTTCAGAGAATATGGAAGTCTCTTACTCGCGTAGTCTTCGCGACGAGGTTCGTCGTCCGCAAAGACCAGTTTCCGATCCAGTTGTGTAAACGAGTCAGGGAGGTTCTTGATCCATCGACGATAGATCGTCCAACTCTGAGAGTTATACGAACTCATCAGGGATAGGTTCACCTCTCCGGATAGCTTCCCCTGTTGCTCCTGGTAGAGCTTCGTAAGCTCAGCGTCCACCAGCTCCTGAAGATCGTATTCCTCTGTAGACCACAGACCCTTACGAGGGTCCCACACAGCGTAGAAGTCGCCACCTCGGACCATCACGTCAGTCATACGACCAACGCGGAACGATGGGGTCACCCGCCACTCGTTCTTCTTGCCCTGTTGGACTGTCG